GTATTGAGTATGCCAAAATATTACGTGCAATTATTGATTGGATTATGAGCTTACCTGCAAGACTGAAAGCAGCATTACAGGAATGCTTACAGCAATTTTTAAAGGGTATTACTAGTGCTGTATCTGATGTATTAAGTCTTCCTGGTGCTGAAAATACACCAGAGAATGCTTCTTTAACAGATGCACTTAAGGATGTAAAAACAAATTTTGAATCATTGGCTGTGCAGACTAAGATTACTTTACAATTACCATCACAAGTTTTAACTGCAATAACAACACCAGCATCATCAAAAGATATTGCTGCATTGGATAGTGTAGTAACAGATTTCATTTCCGATAAAGCAAAAGAAAATGAAAATGTTATAACTAATCCACTAAATTCGATGACTTTAGCATAATATGGCAAAAATACCAGCAGGGCCAACCGGACAATATACTTGGTTAGAACCTGAATCTCCAGCAAATCCGGATGATCAACCCGTATATCCACATAATCATATATGGGAAACACGTTCCGGACATTCCATAGAAATGGATGATACGAAAGATCGTGAGAGAATTCGGATTCAACATCGAAGCAAAACATTCACTGAAATGCATCCCAATGGCGATGAAGTCCATAAAGTATGGGGTGACAATTATGAGATTACGTTGGGCAGAAATAATGTCTACATAAAAGGACATTGTGTTGTTACTATTGAAGGTGATTCTGTTGTTAATGTTAAGGGCAACAAATACGAAAAAATAGAAGGTGATTTTATCCAAGAAATTTCTGGTAGATATATCTCAAACATAAAACAAGATACAAGTATCATCTCAAATGGTGATATGTCTATCGGAGTTGGTGATCCCGTTACAGGTGAATTAACGATTAGAAATGGTGACCGCACTCAGATTGTTGGCGATTTATCAGTGACCGGTTCAGTGACCGCTACAAATCTTAATGCTGAAACTAAAGTGAATGCTGGTACAGGTGTTACTGCTGGCATACTTGGCTTTGTTACTGAGTCTGGTGGTGTTAGTGTCGGTATACCAGTCAGCAGTCCAGTTGGAACAATAAATGCTGCTCTTAGTGTTACTGCCGGACTTTCTGTAACAGCACCTTTTATTACTGGTAGTATAGTTAGTGATATGGCTGGCACTATGATGGGAATGAGGGCGGTATATAACTCACATTTTCACTATGCGCCATTTGGTCCAACAAGTTCACCAATCGTACCAATGACTTTATTATGAGGGTAATTTATGGAAAACGCTAATGTATTTACTAGGTTGAGTTTTAATTTTGATCCAGCTCGGTTTGGAGCTTCAAATTATTTACCCAATACTACAATAAATTTCTTAGATCACAATCCAGTAAATATGAAGGATTGGCAGAAGACAGCACTTGCCAACGGATCAGTAATTAAGAGTGAATATTATAGAGATCCAACAATTAATGTAGTAACATCACTCCTATCTAACGCAAATACGTATTTAACGGGATTAAATACAATCACTTCATTTGATGGCGGCGCAACTGGTCAACAATTAGTAAATGTTGCCAGTCAATTAGTCAACAATACCATTGTGATGTTTAAAAAACACACATCAAATATTTCAGGTCTTACTACAGCTACACCAGTTTTTGGTGCTAGTGCAACATCAGAATTTCCAGATTATGACACAGCAACGGGTATTGGTCAAGAACTTTTGTTAATTTTGAATACTACAGATCAATTAGCAAATGCTGTTCCTTTGCTTGGTAACTTTACAAGTCTTTTCATTAATGACGATATCTCGGCAAATACATTAAATATCGTAAGTGACATAATTACGGTCCAAAATTCTTTATACCTTGATGCTAACTCAAACGTTTGTTGCAATTTGTCTACAGGTGCTTTAACTACATTGGTGGCTAGAGCAGAAAGTGCTAATAATCTTTTATCATCTAGAAGAACACATGATGTTAATTTTTACAGGAACAGTTTGTCTATTATTAGTGATTATAGAAAAATTGATAGACTAGGCAGAGTTGGAAATACACAGAATTATTTGATCACGAACTATATTGGCACAGACAATTATATTGAAAAATTACAGGCAAATACTTAAAAAGGTATCATAAATAAGCCATGGCAACCGTAGTCACTCAAACATTAAAACGATATAAAGATTTGGATTTGAATTTTGAAGTTCATCCAATCAAAAAAGATATCAATAAAACTCTTGATGAAAGGGCAGTAATCTATGCAGTCAAGAATTTAATTTTGACTAATCACTACGAGCGTCCATTTCATCCAGAGATTGGTTCAAATTTAAACAAACTTATGTTTGAGAACATGGATTCCATCACAGTAAGTGTGATGAGAAAAGAATTTGAACAGGTAATAAAGAATTTTGAGCCTAGAGTAAACATAAAAGAAATTGAAATTACTCCAGAATATGATGAAAACCGATTTAGTGTTAAGATGACTTTTTACATTCTTAGCAGAACCGAACCAGTAACGATAGAATTTTTCTTAAATAGAGAAAGATAAAATGGCAGACCGTTTAAACATATCCGAATTAGACTTTGATCTAATAAAACAGAACCTAAAAGATTTTCTTCGAAATCAAACTGAATTTCAAGATTATGATTTTGCTGGTTCTGGATTGAATGTTCTTTTGGACGTTCTTGCCTATAACACTCACTATAATGCTTACTATCTGAACATGGTGGCCAATGAGTCATTTATGGATAGTGCTGCATTAAGAAATTCTGTTGCTTCCCATGCAAAAAGAATTGGATATGTCACTCGGTCAGCTAGAGCACCTAGAGCAATAGTCAATATCACGGTATCTACACAAACCACAACTGCTGGTTCATTGACAATACCAAGAGGATACATTTTCTTCTCTTCTCAGATTGATGGAGTTACCTATAAATTTGTCACTCTTGATTCATATACTGTTGCTAAAACAGGAACAGATTTTGTATTTACCAATATTCCAATCTATCAAGGAAGCTTGCTAAGTTATTCATTTGTCAATAGCTACTCTTCAAATCCAAAGCAATTATTCACAATTCCATCCACTGATATCGATACCAGCAGCCTTGTTGTCAATGTTCGTCAATCGTCGGGAAATACAACTTCTGTGGTGTATGAAATGTCTGAAGATGTATTGAATATCCAGTCTGATTCTGAAGTGTATTTCCTGCAAGAAGGAAAAGATGGACGTTATGACATTTATTTTGGTGACAATACTATAGGTAAGAAAATACCTGATGGTGGTATTGTAACAGCAGAATACTTAATTACCCAAGGTGAAGCAGCAAACAAAGCAAATAGCTTTATCGGCACAGCTTCAATTTCTGGGTATACATCAATAAACATCAATGAAATTTCTTCAGCATCCGGTGGTTCTGCTAGAGAAACTGTTGATGAGATTAAGTTTGCAGCACCACTAAGTCTGCTTTCACAGAATCGTGCAGTTACAAAAAACGATTACATCCGTTTGATTCAGCAAAAGTATCCACAATTTGAAGCAGTTAATGTATGGGGTGGTGAAGAAAACAATCCACCAATCTATGGTAAAGTATTCATTTCAGCAAAGCCAAAGCTTGGTTTTGAAGTGACACAGACTGAAAAAGAATATGTAAAAGAAACCATATTGAAGCCAATGAGTATGTTGACTGTTACACCAGAAATTGTAGATATTGATTACAATTATCTAAAAATTACATCATCTGTATATTACAACAAAACAAAATACAATGGCTCACAATCACAGCTTGAAGATGGTGTAAGAACAACGATACAAAATTACACATCAACAAATCTAAATCAATTTAATACATACTTGAATTTTTCAGGTTTAGAGACTAGCATTGACAGTTACAATCGTGCAATTGTTTCAAATCAAGCAGATTTGTTTGTTGCTAAAAAATTCAGACCAGATTTAATTAATTCTGATAACTATGTTCTTGACTTTGGTTTTGAATTAACCAAAGGTACCACAAATGATAACTTCTATTCTTCACCAGATTTTACTTTAGTGGATGAGATGAGTGTTAGCAGACAGTGTTTCTTTGAAGAAGTGCCATCATCATTTACTGGTTTAGAGTCAATCAATGTTACAAATCCTGGCCTAAATTACACAACAACACCCACAATTGAAATTGTTGGTGACGGAACAGGTGCCACAGCAAGAGCAGTGATTGTTAATGGAAAAATAAAAGAATTTGTTGTAATAACACCTGGTATTGGATATACTACAGCAGCAGTCAGAATTATCGGCGGTGGTGGAACTCTAGGTGAAGGAACAGCGATTCTCCAAGGAAGATACGGACAGATTAGAATTGCATATTTCAAGTTAGATGAAATCAGTAGTCAAAACACTAAAGTCATTATCAACAAGAGTAAAAATGATGGTGTGACTGGAACAATCGATTATCTACTTGGTAAAATTTACATAAACAATTTCAATCCAACAGCAGTTAATAATGCGTTCGGTGACATTATGGTCCACATGAGACCAAAAAATTATGTCATTCAATCCAAATTAAATAAGATGTTGGTTTTAGATGATCAAGATCCAACCAGTATTGTTGTAAAAATGGTAGCGATTTAATGGAATCAGTATTAACTTCAACTGTTGTAGAGAAACAATTACCAGATTTTATTCGTTCTGAATATGGAACATTTGTTACTTTTCTCCAAAAGTATTATGAATGGTTAGAAAGCTCAACTGCATTCACTGGAATTGATGTAACATCTGGTGCAAATTATGCTCTCTCTAGTCTAAAAGATTCTATCGACATTGATGATGCAAATTCCGAATATTTGGATTTACTAAAGAGGGATTTGCTACCTTATTTTCCAGAAAACATCTTAGCTGATAAGCGACTATTTCTAAAATTAATTAGTCATTTTTATAAATCAAACGGAACACCAGATTCTGTAAAGTTTCTTTTTCGGGCATTATATAACGAAAACATCGATATCTATTACCCCAAAGAAGACATTTTAAAAACATCTGATGGCAAGTGGGTTTTACCACTTGCATTGCGAATTGAACCATTATCAAATTCGCAGTATGTGTTCAATATAGAAAAAACAAAAGTAACCGGTCAAACATCAAAAGCAACTGCCCTAGTTGAAAAAGTTATCCAATCAGTTGATAGACAATTGGGCATTCAATATACAGAATTGTATATTTCAAACGTCGAAAGATTATTTGCAACAGGTGAAATTTTAAGTGCTACTTTTAATGATGGCGTTACCGATATTACAGTTACCGCTAGATTGATTGGTGCCCTATCTCAAATTACAATTGATCCTTTAAATCGTGGTCTGTATTATCAAGCTTATGATCCTGATACTGGTTACAATGGAGATCCAGTAACTATTATTGGTGGTTTAAATCCATTATCCGGTAATCCAATTGGTGCTCTAGCTTATGTTGGTTCAACAACAAAGGGTGGCGTCACTGGTATTGAAGTCACTAATAGTGGGTTTGGCTTTAGATCAACAAGTAATATTTCATCATCATATACATCTAACGTTGCGATATTAGATTTCACTGGTGGTTTTGAAAATGCAACTTTAGGTACCGAAGCAAAAGCGCATATAGATTTGGTTGACGGCTCAACAGTTAGGAATATAAATCTTAGCGCAATGTCAATATCAACATTGAATGGTTTATATGCTAATGTTAATGTTGCCACTAATGCTGTGGTATCTATCGCAAATATACCATCATATCAAGCATTCAACGTTTATCCAATTTCATATGTCGCACTTGACGGTTCAGGTGGTGGCTATAGAAATAAACCTGAATTGAATGCGTTTAGTTTTTATAACGAAAATAATCCTGATGTTCTGGTAATCACATCATGTTCGTTTTTAAAGGACACAAATTATATTCAAGATTTGACACAAGATTTAACGTTATCATTTGAAGTTGGTTCTCAAGCTAGATTATATAAGACTTCTGGTAATTCAACATTTGAAGATATCCTTGAAGTTAAAGGTGTTACTACTCATACAATTTCATTTCAGAACAATTTTAAAAATGATGCTTCTGGTGTTAGTGTTTCAAAATTGACAAGGAATGATCTATATAAGATCGGGTCATTGGGTAGAATTAGTATCAATTCGGGTGGTTCTGGCTATGCAGTTAATCAGGTATTGGTATTTAATGGTGGTTCTGGTTACGGCGCTAATGCATACGTTAGTCAAGTTCATGCTGCAAATACAGGCATTAAAGCTGTTACTATGAATGCACATTCAACAGGTGCATATAGATTGGGTGGCGAAGGTTATACAAGAGATGCATTGCCCAGTATTACTGTTAATGGTGCTGGTTCCGGTGCTACTTTATCTGTATCAGAAGTTCTCGGTGATGGTGAAGCATTCTCTATAACAACAAGTAGAATTGGTGCTATATCTTCACTTAGAGTTATTAGTCCTGGATATGATTATGTCTCTGCACCGCTGGTATCATTAAGGAATATGGACTTAAGCGTTGCTAATGTAACACCAAGTCAAATATTTGCCGCAAATTCTAAAGTATACCAAGGATCATCAAATACAGTAACAACGTTTACAGCATATGTTGACCAATTTGATCAAGATACTGGATTTTTAAGATTATACGATTATAAAGGTGGTAATACTGATGGTACTCCATTTGCTGCCCAAAAACTTAAATCTGATGATGGATTGACTGAAGCTGATATTGTTCCTGGAACTCCTATTATTTACGGTGATGGTCGTGCTAAAGCAACAGCAAAATTTGAAAATGGTTTGATTCGTTATCCTGGTTTATATCTAAACACTGATGGACAAGTTAGTGCAGATAAAGTATTGCAAGATGGAGACAAATACCACAATTTCTCATATGAGATTACATCACACACGGACTATGCAACATTCAAAAAACCAATGTATGATATAGTTCATCCAGTAGGAACTAAGATTTTTGCTACTCGGGTTGTTGATAATACTGAAAACATGGATCAGACAGATTCCAATACTACCATAACAATAAATGCTTTACCTGTTAAATTTAATATATCAGCAGGCGCAAATTCAACTTCAAATACTACTGCCAATCTGATGAATTATGTGAATGTTGGTGATACTGTAATATTCACTGGCGTCTATAAGTGGATTGCAAATACAGTAAACGTTCAAGCTGGTTCAAACACAGTATTTGGCGCAAATTCCAACTTCATTAATGATCTGATTGATGGTGATATCATTTACCTTTCAACAGGAAATACAGAAATAGTTACAGTATCAAATACAAATTATCTGACTACACAAAACACGATTGGTGTTACAGCAACAGGCGTAACAATCAATGTGTATTTTGATGAATCTAAAACCGTAACATTTGTCAATGCTAACACAATAAAAGTAGATACAATATTTACTGCAAATTCAAACTATGTTGCCACAAACGTCCTAAAAGTTAAATAAATACTATTATGCCATCACTCTTAACTAAAAACTTCAGAATCTTACTAGCTCAGCGTCTATATGATTTGCTGGATCTAACTACAAATTCACTGCTTCCAGATTCACAAAAACACTATCTCTATACAGTTATAGGCAAACAATTACCTTGGAATTCAGGAACAGAAGTTCCAGAAACACCTTTAGAGTATGATGCTGCTTTAAATGACTATTACAGAAATGGTATTTTTGCCAAGCAAATGTCTTATAACAATGCATCATTGGTTGTTCCTAGAGTAGACTGGACAGCAAATACAAAATATAATACATATGAAGCAAATACAAATTTCTATGTTCTGAACAGCAAAGATCAGATATTTAAATGTCTGGCAAATAATGCTAGTGCAAATTCAACCACAGAGCCACAGTTGACATTATCAACAACATCTTTAGAAGAGCCACATTTAAAAACAGCAGATGGTTATAAGTGGAAATATATGTATACTCTAGCATCATCACAGAAACAAAAATTTCTGAGTGATGATTGGTTACCAGTAACGTATAATAAGTTTGTTCGTGCCGCAGCAGTTCCTGGTTCGATTGATGTTATCAATATTACAAATTCAGGTAATAATTATACCAATGGTTCAACTGTTGCAATGATCACTATATCTGGCGATGGAACTGGAGCTTTGTTAAAAGCAAACGTGGTTGGTGGTCATGTTGTTAATGTTGTTATACAAGATCGGGGTTCTGACTATACATATGCATCATTAACATTTGATGACTCCGTATCTCCATTAAATGGTACAGGATCAGGTGCGGCAGCAACTGTGGCTATATCGCCACATGATGGTCACGGCTATGATCCTATCGAAGAATTGGGTGCATCTACTATAATGTTTAATGTTGAATTTGAACAAGATGAATCTGTTGATTTACCAACTGATAATGATTTTAGGCAAATCATTGTTCTAGAAAATCCTTTTAGGGGTGGAACTTCAAATTTAGCCACTGGTTCAGCATACACATTATATACTACAGTAACCACATCCCCAGGTGTTGGTGATTTTAATAATGATGAGGTGGTTTATCAAGGAACAACTTATGCTGATGCAACTTTTACTGGTGATGTTCTATCATTTAATGAAGTAGAGAACAAATTGTTCCTGAATAATATTCGAGGAACATTAACAACAAACATGGCAATAAAGGGTAAAGATACTGGTGCTATACGTGTTGTTAGTAGCTACGTTGACCCTACTCTAGATTTATATTCAGGCAAAGTATTATACATAGCTAATAGACTGCCGGTCACCAGAGATACAGCACAAACGGAACGAATTCGTTTCATATTGAGTTTCTAACGAGGAATAAATGACTACCCTATTCAATTACGATCCATATTACGATGATTTCGATGAAGATAAAAATTTCATGCGGGTTCTTTTTCGTCCTGGCTATTCAGTTCAGGCAAGAGAATTAACTCAATTACAAACGATATTATCGAATCAGATTGAAAAATTTGGTAACCATATCTTCAAGAATGGTAGCCCAATTATTGGCGGTAAAATTTCTCTTGATAGCACAGCAAACTATGTTATCCTGAATGCTCAATATAATAATACTGACGTTGTTCCATCAGATTTTATAGGCAAAACAATTGTCTCTTACAATTCAACAAAGTTGGTAAGGGCTATAGTTATTGCTGTTGATATATCAAATAACAATCCAGTTCTTGTTATAAAATATTTGACTGGTGATAGATTTGCAGAGAGTGATGAAATTCAAATTTATGGTCAAAATATCTATGCTCAATTAATAGATACTTCAGCTTTTGGCGGATCATATATTGCGAGCATTCAAGAGGGTGTTTATTATTTCAAAGGACAGTTTGTAAAAGTTACTGCTCAATTCTTAGTTGTTGAGTTATTTTACAGAACAGGAAATTCTTCAACCGTAAATACCCAACCATCATATAAACTTGGTATTGAATTTGACGAAACAATTGTTGATGAAATTGATGATACATCATTGCTTGATCCAGCACAGGGCGCATTTAACTATCAAGCGCCTGGTGCTGAACGTTTCAAGATTGCAACTGTCTTATCAAAACGCACAATTGACTCTTCTGATGTTTCTTCATTCTTTGAAATCATTCGTTTAGTTGATGGCGTAAAAACAAAAGAGATCGATTATCCTATTTACAGTGAAATTGAAAAAACTCTTGCCCGCAGAACATATGACGAATCAGGTAATTACACAGTTGATCCATTTGTCATTTCTCTAGCAGAAGGCGATTCAGCAAACGGTATGTTTGATATCGTTCTAGACCCAGGTAAAGCATATGTTGGCGGCTATGATTTCCAAACAATCGCACCTACAACAATTACTCTAGGTCGTGCTAGAGATGTTGCTAATGTTGAAGGTTATGACATTGTAACAAACTATGAAAATTCTGTAGCAATTGATAACGTTTATGGATCATTAGATATTTCAAATTATCCAATACTTGATATCCATTCAGTTCCGCATCCTATTGTAAATACAACCACAACTGCTGCTTACAATTCAACAAAAATTGGTACAATTCGTGCCAACATGATGGAATATAATGATTCAACTACATTAGAACTGGGTGCTACTCATTCGTTCATTATCAATACATTTGATGCAAACACCATATCAATTACAGGCACTACACAAGCAACGGGATCAAATACAAGATCAATTAGATTGCCAGCAGCATTCTCAGCAACAATTGGAACAGATGCATATGCGAATATGTATTTTAGAGTTACCGATGCCGGTGGAACAGCAATTTCTCCAGTATTAGTTGAATCTTCAAATGCAACACATATTTACTTAACATCAGCTTGGCCAATTATTCCAGCATCAAATACCTTTTCACTGGAATCAGATTTTAAGAATGCCGAGAGTTTTGTCGTTAAAGATGGTATCTATAAAACTTTTGGTGCAAGTATCAATAGCGATTCAAAAGATACAACTACTGGTTTTGCTACTATATCTGGAACAAATTATGGCTCATTGATATTTGAAGTTCCTTATCAAGCAATGAAGCCATCAACAATCACAAACTTAGATTTCTACGCAAAGAAATTTTACAGTAACAAAATCTCCGATGCTGGCGGTGTAATTAGTGTTAGTGCTGAAGGAACAGATACTTTCCCATTCTGTGGATCAGTTGGTGTTATCTCTGATACAAATATTCGTGATAACATTATTTGTATGGTACGATATGATTCGGCAACAAATGCTGCATCTGCAATTATTGCCAATACAGTTTTAGGATTAGCAAATAATCTATTCACAGTAACCGCAACCAGTGCAACAAATTTTGAAATTGATCTAAAAACTTCCGGTGTTAAAGTTGATTTATTGGTTAACACAAAAGTTAATAATGCTGAAAATTCTAGCACGGGTGCTATTCGTGGCAAGCAATTAATTCCAGCAACAACAGGATTAGACTTACATGCAAAAGTTCCGTATGAATTAAACGTAGCGGGAACACCAGGAACAGATATTCTTTATGCTGCAAATTCAGCAACAAAAACTGCTGTTAGTGGATCAGGATATGTATTTAATACGATCGGTTCAACCT